CCTATAAAAGATATACCTATACCTAACAAACCACATGACATAGACACTAATCCAGTGTCACGTAAGGAGTGGAAGAAACAAGCTGTTATCTGTCATACAGAGAACTCAAGGATGTTTTCTAAGAGATTGCTATACGCCAAAATACTTTGGGAAGGAGATAAGTTTAAAGACTATAGTAATATCTATTTTCCATTACAGTTAGACTTCAGGGGCAGAGCCTATTGTGTACCCGCATTTTTAAACTATCAGGGAATCAGTGGGGCTAAGGCTCTACTGTCATTCTCTCATGGTAAAGAGATAACGGAAGACAATAGCGGTGGCTTTTGGTTAGCTGTGCACGGGGCAAATGTTTGGGGTAATGATAAAGTTACACTTGAAGAACGCGCTCAGTGGGCTATGGATGAGAACAACATGGATTGGATAAGGCGTGTAGCTGAAGACCCTATCTCAAATAGAGAGTGGGAAGATGCTGACTCACCGTTCCAGTTTCTTGCATGGTGTGATGAGTGGATACGCTTTCAGAATGAGGGCTATGGTTTCATTTCTAATCTACCAGTAGCAATAGATGGGTCATGCAATGGACTACAATTATATTCGCTCATGTTAAAAGATAAAGAGGCGGGTAGGCTAGTCAATGTAGTGCCTAGTGATAAACCACAGGACATTTATCAGTTAGTAGCTGATGTTGTAACCAAGCGTTTAAAAGTTGAAGCAGAAGAGGGCAAAGAGTTTGCTCAGCAGTGGTTAGACTTTGGTGTTAAACGTACAACAACTAAGCGTAGTATCATGACCATATGTTATGGCTCAACAAGGTACTCATGCACTGACTTTGTGGTAGAAGACTTGACCAAAAGAAAAGATAAAGGAGAGATACATCCCTTTGAGGACATGTTCAAACCTTCTATCTATCTTGCGGGTATTATTTGGGAGAGCATAGGAGACAACTTGAAGTCAGCCCGTAAAGGTATGGCTTACTTGCAGTCTATTGCTAAGGTGGTAGCTAAAGAGCAACTACCTATTCACTGGGTGACACCAGTTGGATTCCCTGTATATCAATCGTATCCTGAGATGAAGTCTAAGAGAGTCAAAGCTATGCTAATGGGTGAAGTTATAAAACCTAGAATCAAAGAAGAGACAGACAAGACTGATAAGCTAAGGATGTCCAACGGTGTTGCGCCTAACTTTGTGCACTCACTGGATTCGGCGGCTATGATACGTACTGTTAACATTGCTAATAAGAATGGGGTCAGTAATTTCTGCAACGTTCATGATAGCTTTGGCACAACAGCGGGAGATGTAGAGATGTTAAGTGTTAGTCTTAAAGAGGCTTTCATTCAGACATTCACAGAGACAGATGTACTTAAAGAGTTTAAAGAAGATGTGAAGTCACAGTTACCTGTAGACCTACACGATAAGTTACCTGAAGAATTAGAGAAGGGTGACTTGGATGTGCAGTTGCTTAGAGAATGTGATTACTTCTTTGCATAAACAAATCAACAAAATAGGAGACAAAATGATGGAGTTTAATAACATAATAATAAATGAAATTAGAGAGCGAGATGTTTACTACGATAGTAAAGCTAAGAAGCATAGAAAATATAAGACACCTAAGAAAACAATCACACCTGTGATTAGGGTTAAGTATGCCAACTTAGAAGAGACATTAAGAGAATTGACTATTGCCTCTGACAGAGTGAAAGAGTATGGCGGTAAATTAGTAGTTAAATTTGAACTGTCTGCTGACATTTACTAAAGTACCCTTTATAGATACAACAACAGAAAATGGAGATTAAAAACATGGCACAAAACTATGAAAAGATTGTGACACCTGTAGGTACAAGCCAGTACGCTTGGCTATCTACACCTGACACACGCTTTGATGAGACAGGTCATTACAAGACTAACTTAATTCTTAAGACTGAAGAAGCCACTGAGTTAATGCAGAGCATTGACAAAGCGTTAGCACTCAGTACTAAGGACGCTCAAGAAAAAGCTAAAGGCAAGAAAGTTAAGACTGCTGACGCACCTTACTTTGAAGAGATGGATGATGACGGTCAAGAGACTGGCAACACTATCTTTAAATTCAAATGTAAAGCACAGATAGTTACTAAGGACGGGACAATAATCCCTAACCGTGTAGCTATGTTTGACGCTGGTGGTAAACCTATTGGTAAAGATGTAAGCGTATGGTCAGGCAGTGAGATGAAAGTCTCAGCTGAACTCATCCCTTACTTCACATCTATGGTAGGTGCGGGAGTCTCAATGAGATTGAGAGCCGTGCAAATAACTAATCTAGTAGAAGGTGGCGGCGGGAACGCTAAAGGCTTTGGCTTTGATGAAGTTGATGGATACCAAGCCCCAAAGGAGACTACAAATGACATGGAGAGCACACCTAAAAAACAAGACGAGGAAACCTCTGACTTCTAAAAAAGTTGGATTGATACACGGCTTTAGGTCGGGACTTGAAGAGTCTGTTGCGGCAGAGTTAAGGAGTCAGAAAGTACAGTATGAGTTTGAAGAAACTAAATTAAAATATATTAAACCTGAGAAACTACATACCTATACACCTGACTTCTATCTGCCCGCCTCTGACATTTTTGTAGAGACTAAAGGATTATTTGTGACAGCTGATAGACAGAAGATGAAACTAATTAAGGAACAGTATCCTGATTTAGATATTAGATTTGTATTCAGTAGGTCAGCTTCAAAGATAAGTAAAAGAAGTAAGACAACGTATGCAATGTGGTGTACTAAATATGGTTTTAAGTATGCTGATAAACATGTACCAAAGGAGTGGTTATGCGAAACGAAAGAAAAGAAACAGACTTCATAGTCGTTTGCTCTTCTGAGACACCACCCTGTGATGATATTGGACGCAAGGAATTAGATTCTAAACACCGTAAAGACGGTTGGTTTTCTTGTGGCTTCCATAAAATTATAAACAGGAGTGGGTACGTAGAAAATGGAAGAGACATTAACCTTGCTGGTGGTCATGTTGATGACGGCACGGGTGAGTGTACCAATGCTAACTCAGTGAGTATATGTATGATAGGTGGACAGGGAGAAGACGGTCAGCCTGACTGTAATTATACCTTCCAACAATACATTACATTGAGAGTAGTTATAGATGAATTAAGACAACTCTATCCTTCAGCACAGCTGATAGGACATAGAGATATAAATAATAAAACAAAATGTCCATACTTTTGTGTGAATGAATTGATGGACGTATCAAATAGGAGAGATAGTTATGGACGCTAAACAAAAAGAACTAGTTGAAAAGCGTAAAGCAAAATATACACAGATAGTAGTGACTAGAGATGTTAAAGCTATGATAGATAAACTATGTGAAAAATCTTACAGGTCAGCAGCTGGTGAGGTTTCATATCAGATAGCTAAGGCTTTGGATAAAACTAAGGAGTTACCTTACGATTAGTAAAGTGCCCCTTATAGTGAGGTAAAAATGAAAGAAGACGACAGCACATTCCTACACCACGCACCATGCCCAGCGTGTGGGTCTAAAGATAATCTTGGTGTCTATACAGATGGACATGAGTATTGCTTTGGATGTGGTTATCATAAAAATGGAGAACAAATGACAGCACCCGCAACTACAACAGCCGATTACAATTTTGTACACGGAACTGTTACCCCTTTAACTAAACGTAAGCTTGACTTCGATACACTACAGAAATTTAATTATGAAATTGGTGAGTCGAATAAGAGACCTGTTCAGATTGCTAACTACTACGATAGAGATAGAGTACTGGTTGCACAGAAGCTACGCTACCCTGATAAATCATTTCAGTGGATAGGTGAAGCTAAAGACGGGACGCTCTTCGGTCAACACTTATGGCGTGACAAAGGTAAGATGGTTATTGTTACTGAGGGTGAGATTGATTGTCTCTCTGTCTCTAAAGTAAATGGAAATAAGTTTCCTGTAGTATCAGTTAAGACTGGAGCTCAAGGTGCTAAGAAAGATTTACTTAAAGAGTTAGAGTGGCTTGAATCATTCGAGACCGTTGTACTTATGTTCGACCAAGATGACGCTGGTAAAAAAGCAGCGTTGGAATGTGCTAAAATCTTTTCACCTAACAAAGCTAAAGTTTGTACTCTACCTATGAAGGACGCTAACGAAATGTTAGTAGCTGGAAAAGTTAAAGAGTTAACAGATTGTATATGGTCAGCGAAAGCTTATAGACCTGATGGTATTGTATTAGGTGCAGACTTATGGGATGACATACAGAAGGAAGACGATTATGTTACCGTTCAGTATCCATTCCCCTCTCTTAATATTAAAACACATGGTCTACGTAAAGGAGAACTTGTTACAATAACAGCTGGTAGTGGCGTTGGGAAATCCTCTTTTTGCCGTCACTTAGCCCTTCACTTATTGAAAGAAAAATATTCGGTAGGTTATCTAGCTCTTGAAGAGAATGTCAAGCGTAGTGTTCTTGGCATAATGGGTATTGAGATGGGCAAGCCGTTACACCTGACAAGGGAAGGAGTCAAAGATTCTGAAATGAAAAAAGTCTTTGACTCTACCGTAGGCAATGGAGACTTTTATTTATACAATCACTTTGGCTCAACAGCTAGTGATAATCTATTGGCTAAGATAAGATACTTAGCTAAAGGATGCGAGGTAGACTTTGTAATCTTAGACCATCTACATATGGCACTATCAGCTATTGGGGATGAGACTACAAATGATGAGCGTAAGCTTATTGATTACACAGTATCTAAACTTAGGACATTAGTGGAAGAGACAGGCATAGGCTTGATACTTGTATCACACTTGAAGAGACCTGAAGGAAACAAAGGTTATGAGGATGGTGTGGCTGTATCCATGAATAGTTTAAGAGGGAGTGCGTCAATCGGACAGTTATCTGATATGATTATAAGTATGTCAAGAGATTTACAATCAGAAGGTAACATTGCTCGTGTTAACGTGTTGAAGAATAGGTTTAGTGGAGAGACAGGATTAGCCTGTACTTTACATTATGATTTAGAAACAGGATGTTTACAGGAGACAAAGGATGATATCCACAATGACTTTTAAATATGATTATGTTAACTGGTCAAGTATATTAATATCTGCATTAGCAGAAACAGCTTCTACTAGGAGACTGATAAAAATTTCAATAGCTACTGATGATGGAGAAGACTTGTTAAATCTAGCACTTGATAAGCTTGTGGCTGAGGGAGATGAGCGTGCCTTGCAAATAGAAGTAGTAAGACACAACCTTCATTAATGAAAACTAAACACTTACCCAAGCTAGGCATATTCAAATATGAATTTGTTATGGTCTACTGGGTAGACATAGAGTCAGACGCTGGATGGCGCAGTGTAGAGGATGTCACCAGTGATTACTTACCTGTCTGCATATCCAGTGGGTGGCTTATTAAGAGAGATAGGAAGGTCACACGTTTAGTTAGTGACTTCAATGTAGACTCAGATGGTAAAGTAAATGAAGTGGGCAGCTCAACAATCATACCTACTTGTGTAATACAAAAGATTATCAAAATAAAACTATGAATAAAAATGATAAGGGTCACTACGGTGAGCTCATTGGCTGTGCGTGGTTAGTCAAGCAAGGCTATTGGGTATTCAGAAATGTAGCACCGCATGGATGTATAGATGCTGTTGCTGTTCATCAAAAAACTGGGAAGAAAATTCTTATAGACTTTAAGGTAGCTTACTACCGAAAGAGTGGATGGGAATGTTCCCGTATTGTAGGTGCTAGAGCAAAAGAATTAGGTGTAAGGATACTGTATGTAAATGTGGATACACATGAGTGCAGACTAAAAGATACATGGGAAAATTATTTAAAAAAGAAACGCAAAATTAAAATGGAGAAATAATGAAGAGGTACATATTTGACATTGAGACTGACGGTCTACTGACAGACGCTACCAAAGTACATTGCATTGTGATGTATGACATAGATAAAGGAGAGTTATTGCACCTGAGCAATGAAGCTGCCGTTAAGAAATTAACTAAGGCTGATTTAATAGTAGGGCACAATATAATTAAGTTTGATATCCCAGTCTTAAAAAAGTTTTATAACTTTAAACCTAGAGGAAAAGCATTCGATACTATCATAGCTACTAGATTATTATTCCCTGACATAAGAGACTCGGACTTTAAAAGAAAAGATTTTCCGCCTAAACTAATAGGTCGCCACAGTCTTGAATCGTGGGGACACCGCATTGGTACATACAAGGCACACATAGAAACTGATTGGTCAGAGTTTACAGCTGAGATGTTAGCATACTGTAAGCAAGATGTGCTAGTTAACTCAGGGTTATACAACGCTATAGAAAAGAAGGGTTACTCACAAGCAGCTATGGATTTAGAACATGAAGTTGCTAGTATAATATTTAGACAAGAACAGCATGGCTTTATGTTTGATTTAAACAAAGCTACTAAATTATTCTCTACACTAAATGCTAGAAGATTTGAAATAGAAGATGAGTTACAAGAACTCTTCCAGCCTATAATTAAAGAGACACCATTCACACCTAAAGTAAACAACAAGTCTAGAGGATATGTTAAAGGTGAAGTTTTTATTAAGAAAGAGACAGTCACATTTAATCCATCCAGCAGACAACATGTTGCTGAAAGATTTAAAGATGTTTATGGTTGGAAGCCTAAAGAATTTACACCTGATGGTAAACCAAAGGTAGATGATGTAGTATTAAGTAAGTTGAATTACCCAGCTGCTAAACTATTAGCCGAGCATTTCCTTTTAGATAAACGGATTGCTCAACTTGCTACTGGTAATCAGGCATGGCTTAAGCTAGAGACTAACGGTAAACTACACGGTACATGTAATACCAACTCAACCGTAACAGCTAGAGCAAGTCATGCTTACCCTAACCTAGCTCAAGTGCCTAGCATACATGCCCCTTATGGTAAGGAATGCAGAGAGTTATTCACTGTACCCACAGGTAAGAAGCTTGTAGGTATAGATGTATCAGGATTAGAAGTCAGAATGTTAGCTCATTACATGGCTAGGTTTGATGACGGTGAGTACACTAAGGTAGTACTTGAAGGTGACATACATACAGAGACACAAACATTAGCTGGTCTTGATTCAAGAGACTTAGCTAAACGTTTCTACTATTGTTTCTTATATGGTGGGGGTGTTAAGAAGATAGCTGAAGTAACAGGTAAGACTGTTAAAGAAGCTGGTCAAGTTAAAAAGAGATTCTTAAATAATTTACCCGCTCTTAATAAACTTATTGAACAAGTACAGAGTACATCTGCTAAGGGTTATCTTAAAGGTATAGATGGTAGACAGATAAAAGTTAGGTCTCCACATAGTGCATTGAATACCCTACTACAATCAGCTGGTGCTATCGTATGTAAGAAATGGTTAGTTGAATTTGATAGATTAATTAAACCTTACACAGATGTTCAGCAAGTAGTGTGGGTACATGATGAGATACAAGTGCAAGTGAATGCAGAGTGGGCTGACATCATAGGTGATAAAGCTGTTGAAGCTATCACAAATGTAGGTAAGGAATTAAACTTACGTATCCCTCTTACTGGTGAATTTAAAATTGGAAACAACTGGAGCGAGACACATTAATGAAAGAGAACATGAAAAATTATAGTAAGAAGAGAGAGTTACTCATAGATGGTGACATCATTATTTATAAGGTTGCACTCCAAGAAGAGCAAGCTATCAAGTGGGATGAAAACCTTTGGACTCTACATGTGTATGAAGATAAAGCTATCGCTGCTGTTGATGAGGCTATTAAAAAACTACAAAGAGATTTAAGATGTAAGCCTTATAAGATAGCATTAACATCACCCAATAACTTTAGGAAAGATGTACTACCCAGTTACAAATCTAACCGTAAGGGTGTCCGCAAACCTATGATACTACCTGTGTTAAGACAACACGTTATGGATAATCATAAAGGTATTATGTGGGATGGGTTAGAAGCTGATGATGTGTTAGGCATACTAGCTACAACCGCCGACAGCCATTATGATAAAGACCCCGTTATAGTATCTATAGATAAAGACTTTAAACAGATACCATCATTGATATGTCTTGACGGAGAGAACATTGTCAGGATAAGTAGACCCGCAGCTGACTACTGGTTTATGTTGCAAGTGTTGATGGGTGATTCTGTTGATGGTTATACAGGTTTACCTAGCGTAGGTATTAAGACTGCCGAGAAAATACTAGGTGATAAGACAACTGTTCCACTGAGGATTTTGTGGGACAAAGTAGTTGAAGCTTATGAGAAGAAAGGATACACAGAGAAGGAAGCTTTACAGCAAGCTCGTGTTGCCAAGATACTTAGAGCGACTGACTACAACAAAAAGAAAGGAGAAGTAAAACTATGGCAAATAAAAAGGTAAACAAAAATGCAATCAATCCAAAACATTATTCGAGGTTTAAAATTGAGCCCGTCACTTTTATTGTTGAGAATAAGATACCATATTGTGAGGCTAACTCTATTAAATATTTGTGCCGCTGGCGTTTCAAACATGAAACAGTGGCTGGACAAATTGAAGATTTAAACAAAGCTAAACAATACATAGACATTCTTATTGCAGATGTAAAGAAAGAATGCAGAGATAAAAAGAAAGCAGTGGTTCACGTTGACCCACTACAAATAATTTCATAAGGAGTATACATGATAGACTTGAGTAGAGATGAATTGTTAACATCATTCGGTAAGACTACCTTACATGATAGGTACTTATTACCTGAAGAGACTTCCCCACAAGAAGCATTCATGAGAGCAGCTAAAGCTTTCTCGGACAATGATGAAATGGCGGAACGGATATATAATTATTCATCTAAACTTTGGTTCATGTATGCTACACCCATACTTACCAATGGTGGTACTAACAGAGGTATGCCTATATCCTGTTTCTTGAACTATGTGCCTGATAGCCGTGAAGGTTTGACTGGACACTATTCAGAAAATGCTTGGCTGGCGTCTGTTGGTGGTGGCATTGGTGGGTATTGGGGAGCAGTCAGGTCAGATGGTACAGCTACTAGTCATGGGTCACAAAGCTCAGGCTCTATACCATTCTTACATGTAGTAGACTCAGAGATGTTAGCCTTCTCTCAAGGAAAGACTAGAAGGGGCAGCTATGCCGCTTACATGGACGTAAGCCATCCTGAGATACTAGAGTTTTTAGATATGCGTAAACCTAGTGGTGGAGATGTTCACCGTAAATGTTTGAACTTACATCATGCAGTTAACCTGTCTAACAACTTTATGACTCTCATAGAAAATTGTATTAAAGAACCTACCTTTGATGATAGCTGGAACTTGGTAGACCCACACACTAATAAGATAGTACGGGTAGTATCTGCTAGAGAATTATGGCAGAAAATATTGGAGAACAGAGTAGCTACAGGTGAGCCATACATAATGTTTGGGGATACAGTTAATGAAAGTCTCCCACAATCTCAAAAAGATTTAGGACTAACAGTCCATCACTCTAACCTATGCTCAGAGATAACACTTCCAACAGATGAGAACCGCACAGCAGTGTGTTGTCTGTCTAGTGTTAACCTTGAGAAGTATGACGAATGGAAACAGGACAGGATGTTTATTCCTGACTTGATACATTTCCTAGATAACGTGTTACAACATTTTATCGACCATGCACCCGACACTTTATACAGGGCTAAGTTCTCCGCTGTCAATGAACGTAGTCTTGGGTTGGGTGCTATGGGTTTTCATTCCTACTTACAGGCAAACAACATACCTTTTGAATCTGCTTTAGCTAAGTCTAAAAACTTACAGATGTTCAAACATATTAAAGAACAAGCTACTGCTGAATCAAAACGTTTGGCTGTTAAGAAAGGTGAAGCCCCTGACATGGAAGGAACTGGTATGCGTAATGCACACCTATTAGCTGTAGCCCCTAATGCTTCTAGCTCAATTATATGTGGTACAACTTCACCATCAATAGAACCTTTCAGGGCTAATGCCTATGTACAGAAAACTATGTCAGGTTCATTCTTAGTTAAGAACAAACACTTAGAGAAACTATTAGAATCTAAAGAGATGAACACTGAGGAAACATGGAAACATATACTAGCTAACAGAGGCTCAGTACTATTACTTAAGGGTTTGTCAGCATATGAAAAAGATATATATAAAACAGCTATAGAAATAAACCAGCAGTGGATAGTAGAGCACGCAGCAGATAGACAACAGTTTATTTGTCAGTCTCAATCTGTTAATGTATTTGTTCCAGCTGATGTACACATCAAGGAACTTCACGACATACACATGTTGGCTTGGAAAAGAAAACTTAAAACACTTTACTATTGTAGGTCTGAAGCTATCAAGCGGGCTGAACTAGTATCACAGAAAGTAGAACGAACAATCATTCCCGAAGCGGAATGTCTATCATGCGAGGGATAATGAGAAACTTATTTAAAGACCGTCCACACTATAAACCATTCGACTACTCATGGGCATTTGAATCCTATGAGATGCAACAGAAGATGCACTGGCTACCCTCTGAAGTATCACTACATGAAGATGTTAGAGACTGGAATGAGAGATTAGAACCAGCAGAGAAGAACCTTATCAATCAAATATTAAAATTCTTTACACAAGGAGATGTTGATATAGCTAAGGCTTACCTAGATAAGTATATGCCTAAGTTTAAATCTCCTGAAGTCAGGATGATGCTCACTTCCTTTGCAGCTAGTGAAGCTAATCATGCTCATAGTTATTCTATGCTTAATGATACGTTAGGTATTCCTGAGTCAGAGTTTAAAGCATTCCAAGAATACAAAGCAATGGCAGATAAACATAAGTATCTGTTCAAAGATAAAGGTAAAGGGACTGAAGGATTAGCTAGAGACATTGCTTGTTTCTCAGCATTTGGTGAGGGACTACAACTGTTTGCTTCCTTTGTTATGCTCCTTAACTTCCAACGCTTTGGACGTATGAAGGGCATGTGTCAGATAGTTACATGGTCAATCAGAGATGAGACCCATCATGTAGAAAGCATGATTAAACTCTTCAAGGAAATGGTTAAAGAGAACCCTGAGATTTGGACAGAAAAATTTAAAGCTAGTATCTACCAACAGTGTAGAGACATGGTTGAGCTAGAGGATAAGTTTATCGACCTAGCATTTGAGCAAGGTGGTATACGTGGGCTAGAACCTAAGCAAGTTAAGCAATACATTAGATACATTGCTGACCGTAGGTTACTCCAGCTGTCATTGAAACCTAATTACAAAGTAAAAGATAACCCATTAGAGTGGCTAGACTGGGTGCTGAATGGCGTAGAACACGCTAACTTCTTTGAGAATAGAGCAACAGAGTATAATAAAGGAACAGTTACTGGTACACTGTGGACTTAAAGTACCCGTTTTAGAAGGATAAATATATGTTTATAAATGATATAGTAGGAACAGACGAAGACCAAGAGGTAAAGCTCCCCAATACATCTAAGCAATTAGTAAAGTTATTGAATGAGATATACCCTGAGTCCTCTCCCAACATCTCTGATGAGGTGAAAGATATGTATTTCAAAGCTGGACAACGTGATGTTGTCAGGTTTTTAAACGAATTAATAGAGAGAGATAAGTAATATGTGTAGTGGAAGAGGAAAGCCTTTAAAAACAGAATGGGATAAAAAGAATCCTAATGAACCTTTCCCTATATCTGAGACTAAAGATTTAGAGATATCACAAGCTGACCTTGAAGATGACCAAGCACCAGCTAGTGGTACTAAGCGTAGTAAAAAGAGTAAAACCAAAAGCTCTTCAAGTGCTACAACCATGAG